ATCACTACCAATTCCTATAATGCCAGTAATAGGATCAGAAGTAGTAATTGTAGACAGACCAGTAACATTGTCATACTTGAACTGTGTAATAGTAAATGTCTGACCATACCCCGTAGGACCTCCAACGTTACAACTAAAGATAAGTTCTCTCATCTTGAAGTCATCAGATGCACTTAATCCATGATCTGCTGTAGTTGTTACAGTTGCTATTCCACTTGTATTATCATACAAGAAGTTTGATACTGCAAAAGTTTGTCCATAACCAACGCAAGTAAGAGCTAAACCAGATAAACTAAAACTTCTTCCGATCGCAGTCATCGGAACAATCTTCATTGGTTCTACGGTTGTTATGGTGGCAATACCACTTACATTGTCATAGATAAAACCACTTACATTAACTGTAGATACCCCTGTAGTAACTGTCATGATACCTGTTGTGGTATCATATAAAGCATTCGTCACATCAACTGGTGGATAGTAATCACAAGTAAATGCTGCACCAACAACCTGAATTTCATCCCCAAGAGTTAAATTATGTGCTGTAGTTGTAGTTACTGTGGTAATACCAGTTATGGAACTGTAACCAATATTACTAATTTCTCTTGGTGCATAGAATATCTTGGAATTTGTGATGGCAACTCCAACTACATGACCATCAGATACTGTTGCAATACCAATTGGAGTAATATTTGTTCCATCAAGGTTTCTTGTTTGGATTCCAACAACCACAGTCTGAAGTCCAGAACGATAACCAGAACCACTATTACCAATAGATATTTGACTAATTGTTCCCGCAGCAGATACTAGGGCAGTTGCACCCGCACCAACTAATGGTTGGAATCCATATCCATTTAAAGATCCAACATCAACTATGACTCCACCTTTAGGAACTCTATTGACGTTAATATCTTTAGTTACTGTTGGATCTGTTACTTCACCGTTAAATCCGAGCAGCAATTGACCACCACCTGCTTCTAACTTATAGTCTCCTTCAATATTTGTAAGAACGTTACCAAGTCTTTGTGGACCTTGGAAGATATCATCAATTAGAAGGATCGTGTTAGCAGCAGTTACATTATCAATATCTGCACCTTCATACTTCAAATAGAAAGAAGTATTGATGCCATTAAATTGGTCTGAGATGTCATCATAAACGTAATTATTATCATATGCGTCAGTAAAGACAGTTGTGAATCCTTGATTCAGTGCGGATCTTAAGAAGATTCTTCCACTAAATCTAGAACTTGTAGTCAGACCTGTATAATCAATCTCATTAGCAGATGTTGCAGTAGTTCCAAATCCAACTGGCAAATCACCCCATGGTCCCTCACTAAAGTGCAAATCGTTTTGAACAACATTATAATTACCAATCTGTTTTGTTAAAACTTGATTCGCAGAATGGGCAGCGGGAGTTGTCCCCATCCAACCTCTTCTAACAGTTAACTCATTTGCAGGACCATTAACACCTGCAACCAACATAACCTCATCATTTGCCCTAATAAGATCTCCACCAAAGATAGATGTTACACCAACAACATTTATGACTGTCGTGCCAATTCCCACATTAGAAGATAATGCGGTGGTATAAGCAGTTCCAACCATTGGTGATTGAATAGATCCATTTACAGTAACTAAAAGTCTATTATTTGGTTCAAGAGATCTAAAGATATGCGTTGAACCAATACCAACACCAGTTAAACCAACACCGATTGGGTTGAATAAAAGAGCATTTGTTGCAGAAGTTGCAACTCTAACTTTTTGATTATCCTGCTTAATAATAGTAATTCTGGAAGGAAGTTTTGAGGTGGTTCCAATTCCTGGTCCAAAATCAGTAGGAGTAATATTAATTGCGTTGGCAGGATTATTATCAGGTGGGATATATTCAATAACTTCACCACTTACAAAGAAATGGTTGTTTAAATCAATTGTTCCTTCGCCAGGAGATATAATTGCATTAGAACTACCATTAAACTCGATTTGGAATACTGGGTCTCCATCAGTAAAGATTGGAAATCCTCTGTTCACACCATTAAATTGATCACTAAAATCATCAATAGTTAATACTCTATTTCCAACAAACTCTTGATATTGTGCCAAGAATGGTAAGTTAAAAAGAATCTCATTAGATACTAAAGTACCTCCAACATCGATTGTTTTTTCTCTACCAATGTCAAAATCCCGAACAGTGTTCAAATCAACAATATTTACAAGGTCAGAAATTGATATGACTGTATTGAGATTTTGGTCTGTGGATATTCCTGCTATTGATGGATCATAAGAGTCTATTGTAAGCTCACTAAACTTCTTAAATCCTGCGGTATGATTTAAGTTACTTACAACTGGATTCCATACTTCAAAACTAATTGGTGATCTAACTGCATAAGAGAAGTACTGATAATATTCGTTATCATGAACTCTCTGTAAAGCATTGTTTAGTTTACCCGTTTGCTTTCTAAATCCCTTTCTTGTAATACTATTAGAACTAATTTTGTATCCAGCATCACTTCCTTCAACTGAGGATATAACTCCTTTGTTCTGTGATGATGTACCAATAATAAGATCATTTCTTTGGAATGGGATTTTAGATCTTACCTTAAGGTATTCATTTTTGAGATTATATGTTTGTACTACACCAGTATTTCCAGATAAAGAATTTACAATCTCACCTGATCTAAATGTATCTTTTTCCAGAACAATATCAAATATTGGGAAGTATGGTTCTGGAGTTACAGTACCAAAAGAATCAAACGCATCATATTCACCAGGACCTTGACCTACTGGTAAGTAGTCTCCCATATCATAAGTAATCGTTGGGAATTCTCCACCAATGTTAACGTCTACGTTCTCGACAGTAAATAATTGATATCCGTATGCAGATGAATTAAATCCTTTGCCAGTACTAGTAGATGTAATATTTGTATTTTCAACTAGTACCTTATCACCAATTTTGAATGGAAACTCACTCTCTGAACCAAAAGTAACTGCAAAACCAACGGTTACTTTCTTAGTTAAATTGTTGTAAGCAATATTATCAATTCTAATACCATTAGGATTATTTGTTGGAATAATTCTAGGTGTAATATTATATAAACCAGTTGTATTTCTTACAATGGTTACCTCTGTATCTCCAATATCATATTCCAGAGCAACTTCACCATTTACTCTTCCAGTAAATCCGTCAAGAACTAAAAGTTGTGGTGGAACAAAATAGTTTGTTCCAGGACTTACAATTTTGATGCTCTTGAATTTGGACAGCGGTTCAATTTTGTAAGTATATGGTAATTCTGCTTTTGGTCTTAAAGTTGGATCTGATGGGTAATCATAACCAATGTCGGTGAGAACAAGACTATCAATTTTTCCAATAGATCTACTTGCTGGCAAGAAGATAGCATTTGTTCCGATACCAGTAGAACTCTTAATATCAGCAACTGCTGGAAGAGATCTATATCCTCTACCAATAGAATCAACAGTAACCTCTGCTACAGGACCCTTTGCCGTGGGTGAAGTTGTCGTATATGAAAGTAATGCTTCGTCTTTAGAGTAAAAATTTCTTTCAGGAGTTACTCTTAAAGTATAATCAAATGTTGTACTTCCTACTCCACTAATAACTGCATTATTAACATTGAATTGACTGTCTCTGATTATAAGTTTATTGTTATTTTTAATGTTAAACTCATCACTAATAATATCCAATTTAGTTTGAGCAGCTCCATTATAGTTAATTGGAACTAAGTTATAATATAAAGTATCTGGAACACGATCATCAATAATTAATTCTAATTTTGCAGCAGAATCTCCAACAACACCTGAAATTTTTACATTAAATCCTGTAAATTGTAGGGTTCTTCCAGATTCAAAACTAAATTCAATAAATTCTGGATCTGGACCTACAAAGAATTCATTAGTCAGTTCAACGTTATCATAAAGATAAAAATTAAATGCGGGGAGTGAGTTTGCAACTAAAGTTTGGTCACTAAGATCAAATATTACTGTAGAGTTTCGATAAGCATTTAACTCTGGATTTATTCTAGAAATTGTCCCTGCAAATTGTGCAGAAATGTCAATTACCTGTACATCTTTGTCAGATGTTATTGTCTCATAGAAATATTCTGATAATTGGAATCTATGATCATCCAATACAATCAAATAGTAAATAGCACCATTGGTAAGTTCTGGTGGTAAACTACTTCCATTCAAGATAACTTTATCACCATTTCTAAATCCATGGTAGTTGATTTGAATCCAATTCTCTTCGACACTAACATCACTATCAATAAATGTTTTTGGATCAACGATCATCCTTCGATTTAAATCATCATAAGCAATTTTTATCGTTGTGTTTATTCCAGAAGTAACATTAAAATCAATTAAATCACCATCCGACAATTCATGTGCAACAGAAGTCTGAACAGTAGCAGTCTTCTTATAGACATCTGCACTAATAAACAAATCTTTGTTTGTTTGGAAACTATTCAGCTCACTGTCACCATAATCAACCAGGTTATAAAGTGATGGTGGTAACGTACCCAAACCAACAAATCCACCAGTGCTTCCAACACCAACTTTTACAGTAGTGATGCCAATAGTATTTGCATCAAATACTGCAGCATATAATTTAGTTCCATCTTGTAATGGAAAATCTGTAAGTCCCGTACCAACTTTTAAACCAACAGCAGTGCTTCCTAATCCAACTCTGTAAGTTAAGAGATCACCAGTTGTAAATCCATGATTTTCGATAGTCAAAGTGTCAATCTTATTTCTAAATAAAGATCTTTGATTATCAGTTCTATTGTTTAATAATTCAATACCACTTTGTCTAGATGCTCTTGAGAGAGCAGATCCATTAGTTGAATAATAACTACTACGAATAGAACCAAGTTCTACTTGAGCACCCCAAACCTCAAAACTAGGAGAACTATTTAAAAGTAATCCTTCAGTTCCATATGTGCCTATCTTAATTGTATGTGTACCAGCACTTGTTGTTGTAGTGAAAGAATATCTTCTCCAGCTTGAAGAAAGAGTGACAAGGCTACTATGATATGTAAACGTATCATCTAAAATAATATAAACTTGCTCACCATCAGTAGATCCTTTGAGGAATACTGATACCGTATGAACATCTGCAGATAGTCCAAAACCTCCAGACTTAATACCAAATCCTGTAGTGGCACCTGTAGTACTTCCAAGTGATACTAATGCAGATTCTTTTGAATTCTCTGGGGATTTATCATAATAGTAAGATACTGACCCAGTACCTAAACCTACTGTGTAATAATCCCAACCCTGTCCCGTAGATGGTGGGGAGGGTTCTGAATATACAACGAAGTTTTCTGATGCTATTGTCGCAGATTCTGCTGGGTTAAAATATACCTCTCTATCAACTTCATATTCGGTATCGGTAGAGAATCCAGTGTTAATAATTAATTTTCTTGGATTTTCTACTAATGCACTACCCGTGGCAAAAGTGGTAGATATGCCATTTATTGATCGTTCTATTTTTATTCTCTTATCTCTAACATTAACTTCTAAAATACGTATCAACTCGTTATTCGAGAGGTAAAGGTCATTTACGGATAATGTTGGGAAAGTTACTTCACCACTAACTCTCGCGTATGTGACAATACCAGTGGTTGACACATCACCCAAAGATTCAGCGAAGTTTAATGTATTTGTAGAAACTCCTGCGGTATATACTTGACCAAATTGTGTGGATAAAATATTAACATTTTGAATAGAGACAAGATCTCCAGTCTGGAATCCATGAGAAGTGCTTCCAAAACCAATAAATCTACCAGAGACTTGTGATGGTACAAATTGAACATCTTCGATTACATCAGCGTTATATGTAATTTCGTTTACGGTCTTTCCATCGATTTTAGATATTCTTGCATATGCTCCTGCACCACCAGTATTGGCATTATCAAAGAAAATATCTTCATTAACACTATAATTGTCACCTTTATTAACAATGTTAAGAATATCAACACTACCAGTAGTAATTGTTTCTACTTCAGTAAATCCTTCGCTGAATCTATCTGGTTGTATGAATCCTTTATAAGAAGTTTTTGGATTCAAGAGACCCAAATTACTAGTATAGCGAACCAAATTTAAGTTCGTATCTTCTAGATTCACATCATCTAAACTAGAGAATTGATCAAAATTGTATTCATCTGGTTTAGATTTGTATTCATTTCCAATTACATATGGGAATGATGGCTTTAGATAACCATTGAATGGTCCACTTGCTTCTTGAACATCATTGAATGTGCAGAAATATGCATACACTCCTTTTGGAAATTCTGGAGTTTTACAAAATCTTCCGTTGTGGCGATCTAAATCACCATTACCAACAAATACATAATCCTCTACAAATAGACCAGATGGAAAAACAGAAGTCGAAGGTCTATCAGATGGTATTTGAATAGAGTAACCAGATCTAATTCTTCTAACTGCACCACCTTCTTTATCTGCATAACCATATGGACCATAAATTGGATGTCCATCATATGCCCATCCTATGATTGGTGAGTGGAATGGATTAGTGGCAGTATCATTATCAATATCATCTTTATAGATTGTTTTTCCATCAGCATCAATAGATGTTGCTAATACCTTTCTTCTCAACTCTCTTCCAGCATATCCATGAGTATATTGCAATCCATTATTTAAAATTAAACTTGTCGCAACTATACCGTCATCACTATTGATTTTTTCTGCTTGGAATAATCTTTCAATCTGATTGATTGTATACTTTTTAATATTTGCCTGGAATGTTGCACCAGATCCTGTTGGTATTACATTGATAGCTGTTGTGACTTGTTTGTATCCAGAACCACCATCAATGATAATCGTATCTACAATCTTACCGTCTTGAAGAATGGGGGTTACTATTGCACCACCACCTTCACCAAGTATTTCAATAATTGGTGGAGAATTATAATTTTCTCCAGTATTATTGATTACAATACCAATCAGTTCACCAAAAGAAGATACGATTGGTGTTAACTGACCACCAGATCCATTAACTAATTCAAATTGTGGTTGTCTATTGTAATTTAAAATATCAGGAGAACCATAGTTGATTCCACCTTTTTTGACGGAAACTGAAGTAATCTCCCCTTGGAAAACAGGTTGAACTTTAACAGCAAAGTCTTGTCCAGAAGTTGTAGTGATTCCAATAGGTGCCTCAACCTTCAATTCAATTGGTAAGAATTGAATATTATGAATTTCTGTTCCGCCGTCAACAAAATCAATATATCTTCTGTTTATATAATTAAAATCTTTGGGTAAAGTATCTCCTGTACCAACATTCATTACCTCAGAGACTCTAAATGAATCCTTATCAATCACAGATATGTAATAATGTACTGTGGATCCTATTCCTGTCGGTAAATTACCATCAGTACCAAATTTAACAATCTGTTTATCAATATATCCATGATTTCTAATATTTAAAGAATTATTGTTAATATCTACATCATCACGATCAAAGAATAACGTCTTATTCTCATATCCATATCCACCATCCTCAACCTCGATAGAAGAGATTACATTTTTCTTGTCAAAAGATTGAATTCTTTGTAATCCGTCTCCATAAGCACTAAGGTTTACAGTATTGATTCCACTAATTACGTCTTCGTAAGTATTGTGAAGTCTAATTTTTCTATCATCTACTTTTTTGACAAAATAAATTGATTTATCGACCAAACCACCAAGAGAAGTTTGATCTTGAGTATTGTAAATTACTTTTTCAAATTCTCTAAATCTATGATCAGTTGTAAATCCAATAGTATTATCATCGATATTTACATCGTTATATAAACTACCTGCATTAAAGTTATTGAAGTGTGTAATTTTTGATATATTGCACTTTGCAATGGCTCCTGTACCATTTCCTCCAGAAATAGTTACTTTTGGTACTTCCGTATAATCGAATCCCTTGTTTAGAATGTTGACTCTTGATAATGAACCAGTGATATTACAAAATGCTTCGGCACCAGTACCAAAACCAACTCCTGGAGATGGTTCTGAATCAGTAATTTTTAAAACAGGAGGGTTGATAACATCATAGTTTGAATCACCAGGAGAAGAGACATCAATAGACTGAATTTCTCCGTAGTAAATTGTATCTGATGTCTTATAATTTGATATTTCAACACCATTTACAAACATTCCAGTGCTACCAGGTTTGGTAGCCCTTTCATCTAAACTTTTTGATTGTTTTGGTGGTCCAAATCTTCTTACTAAGTTTTGTTGTCCTAATGTTTGACCATTATTTTTTAAAAGTTCAAATTTGTTGCCAGTTACTGTTCCAAATACTCTTACAAAAACTCCACTTCTAATATTTGATCTACTTGTAGCAAGACGGACTGTTGATGCGTTAACTTTGTAAATAAAATACTGTCCTTCTTGAATATCTAATCCAACATTATTATTATATGAATAGTAAACGGCATCTCCAGATATAAAAGCATTGTTTCCAATATTAATATCAAATCCATCATATTGACCACCAAATATGACAGATAAATCTTCAACATCTGCAGGTGTATTGTAATAATCTGCTAAAGATGGTGATACAACGTATACTTCATCTTTACCATCATTTGTGCTAGCATTTTGATCAGTTGAGTAAACATTGTGAACATTAGCAGATATGCTATTGATCTGAGTATTATTGATTGATTTTGCTTTTGCTACACCTCTTCTGATACTGTACTTTACATTTACTGTATCAATTTGTGTAGTTAAGTTAATATCAAATTCATTTTTATTTGATACACCAATAATGAAAATATCATATTGACTCCCATCAGATCCTTTTACCGTTCCAATATCACCTAGGGTAAATTCATTCTCATCAAAAGTCTTGACTCTGTACTGAGCAGCACCGTTTAACTTTAATGCTACCTGTACAACAGACTCAATCTCATATTCTGGTGTTGAATTGATAATCCAACTTGTTTGTAAGTAATCGGAACTATTTTGACCTAGAGATACGATTTGAACTTGATCTCCTGGTTCATAGTAAAAAGTTTTATCTCTATCGTACTGAAGATCTCCTAAAACTCCAGTAATTTTTACTCTAACTTGATCACCATTATCTAAATTAGTATATGCATAATCTTTTGTAGTAATAGATTCATTCAACCCAATAGATACTGGAGACGAAAGACCAAAAAATTGAGTCGAAGACTTGCTGGTATAATCTATTTCGTAAGTTACATTGTCATCAGTGATGTATATTAAAGTTCCCGATTTTGGGAATCCTAATGTTGAATCTACATCAAGATAATCTTGATTGAGTAAAACTGGATTGGTAACTTTTGTTTTTGGGTGAATAGAGAATACAAAAGTTTCTAATTCTGGGTTATAATCCAGACTAAGTTTAAAATACTCCTCTCCATCTTTAAATATGCGCTCAACATCGGTAATTGTACCCGCTGCTTTGGGAATTAAATCAGTCTCGTCTTGAAATAAAGTACGATTTACTAAATCAGACGGATCACCTACCAATCTTTGTACTACAAGATCTCTAGTAACTCTATAATCTGCATCAGATGGTTGTAATAAAAAGTCTCTGGGCTTTACTACAGATACTCTTGTTCCGTATAATGCTTTGAACAGTACATTAAAGGAACGATCAGATCCTTTTGAGGCGTAAAAGTCTTTTAACCTAGAAACTACAGTTGGTTCAAAAATTCCCTCATAGAAATCTAAATTATCAAACCCTGGAGCATACTGACGCTTATATTTTTTAAATATTTCTAGTAAAAATATAGCATGAAGATTATATACAATATCCCCTTGATTATGAAGATCTTTGTTACTAGTCTCAAATTCTACTGGTTTTGAATCATTATCAAAATATGATGTAATTCCACTAAATCCCCTTACACATCCAGTAAATGTGTTACCTTCAATGGACTTGTAGAATATTATCTCATCACCTATTCTTAAAAGACCGTTAGACTCTGGAAATCCATAAGTAGAGTCTATTTTGATTATATCATTAGTATATTGTATATCTTCTTGCAATTCGGCATCAAAAACTAATTCGGAGATGTTCTCCAATTTAGTGTAATGATCAATATTATTAACAACGTCTAGAACTGCACCTGGAGTCTCTAGTCCTTTGTAATATCCCTCAATAAATGTTATAAATTCGGGATATGACTGCTGAACGAATTCAGGAAACTGATCGTTAACTAGTTGGTGGATCTTAACTCTATTCATTCTTCCTACAGTCTGACGTATTTGCCGTTAGTGTAACTTGATGATACTATATATTGAGATCCCGAGATATCAATTCCAGAAGAAATCACATCCGAGACCATGGTTGTTTCTGATAAAGAAGTATCTAATTGTAAATACAAATCTTGAAGACCAATTACATCGTTTGATCTAGGGATTGCTGATAATTCAACAATATCGTCACCAAACTTCTTTTTAACTGTTGATGTTATATTAATCGCATTCAATCTCACTTCTCCCTTGTCATAATCTATAGATCCAACAGTGTTACGAACAACAATTGGTTCATTGGATGCATTCAATTTGAATAAAAAGACTGTTCCTGTCTTTCCATCTCCGCCAGGTCTATCGGAGACATAAACTGTACCAGATATGCCTTCAACAGAGAATCCACTAGACTTAATATTGTAACCAACTGAATCTTTGATGTGGAATGCATTTCCATAACAAATTTCATATTCACTAAAAATACCAGTAGTTACTTTGATGTCTCTTCTCAATTGAACAGTTGTAATATTTGAGGTTATCGCAGTAGAAGAGTCATCAATTAGTTTCAAAAACTTACTATACTTAAATCTAGATCCATATCTATTTAACTCATCAGAATCAGCATATTTTTGAATATTTTTATTAACCTGTTCTTTTAAATTATCTGCACTACCTAGATTTTGATTGTAGTAGATACTACTATTATGTTCAATGTAAAGATATTTGAGATCGATAAACTCTGCAATAATTCCTGCTACAGAATACTTTCTCAAAGCAACTTTAATATTATCTTTTACAATGTTTGGAACATAAGAACCATTTTTTGGTTTAATTGATATGAACACTTTTCCAAATTTTGGAGGACTGAGTTCTTCCCCACCAAATACAGATACAGAATCTGCTTCTGGATAAATTAAGGGAATTAGTGCCTCATAATCTCCAGATGTTACTGCTCTATTCTGTGACGCATAGACCCTAGGAGCGAGTTTTTTGATGCTCTCGATAGATTCTATAGGAGACCCATATCCGCCCGCTTCTAGGGTCGTTATGAGGGGTGCTGTGACCTTTACAGGACTGCCATTGTTATCAAAGAACCTTCCAGTAAATTTGAACGAATTTATTCCATTTGCAGCTTCGCCATTAGTAACAACATATGTGACAACAATATAGTTACCATCTTTTAATTTACTACCAAAAGAACCATCACCAAAAATTAATTCATATCGCTCATCTGCAATTTCATTTAAGAAATATACATCATCAGTAGTTTTAACATCGATTAAATTATTTGCAAACTTATATACTCTCTTAATATTGCTATTTCTACTCTCTCTAACTTCTACTCTGATCAGATCAGTATCAATTCTAGGGTTTTGTAATATAAATCTTTGATTCTTGTTAGCACTATCAACAGTAAAAGTATTTTGAATGTATGATCCTTCAAAAATATCAATATCTTTAAACTCTGCCAGCGATTGAGACACTGGAACAGTTATATCCTCAGGAACGGAGTAGATGTAACTACGACCTCCAAAGGTGATGCCAGAGGTCGCTACAATGCCCTTACGCAGCGTTATTGAGACTGGATTGGTTGCGAACCCAGATAAGTCAATATAGAATGAAACCCTTGCTTTTGACGCTGTTACCGATCTTGGTAAGTATCCAATATTACGTGCTAAAGATACAACGTTCTCTCTTAACGTTGCAGAGTCCAGGAAGACCTCATTGGTCAACATGTTGGCATTATATGCACTTATGTAAGTGTTATATGCCAGAGCATCTAATAGTATTGAGAAGTTGGACCCTTCAAAGTCATAGTCGGTAAAACTACCTTCCGCTCTTAGGTAACTCTTTATAGATTCTTTGATCTCTGCGAAGTCTAGAGATGCTACGTTTACTAGTGACATTTATCGAGTTGGCAGCAATACGAACTGTAAAACCTGGGGCAAAATATCGAGACCAACAATGTTATACTTAACAGTAACATCCATTTGCCCCTCATCATAGTTTGGGACGACAGTAATCTCTGTTAATTTAACTCTTGGTTCGTTCCTTTTGATAACGGCTTCGATTTCATCCCTTAAACTTTTCGCAGTAAAGAAGTCAATATTCTCAAATAACAGTCTATTAACAGCACACCCAAAATTTGGGTCAAATATCTTCTCACCTTTTGTCGTTAATACTAAATTTTGCACAGAGCGTGAAATCGCATACTCATTTTTCAATGCAATAACGTCCTTCGTTAAAGGATTTTTCTTCAACGTAAGACTTATGTCTTTAAAACCGCGACTTACACGCTCTAATGGCATGATATTTATGAAAAGTTTACCTTAAAAGTTATTTAGTACACTTTTTCCTAACTTCAGTCCTCAAAATGTTCCAGATAATTTGTCTCTGGAGTAAAAATTTCCTCTTTTTGCTTAGTACGACGCTTACGTGCTGCCAGATCAAGGTATTTGTCACTGTCAACTTCGGTAATTAGCGTCATTCCCTCTTGGATGAAGAGTTCTCCTTTGTCCACTTTGTGATAATTGCCCATTTTTTTCTCCTTGGGTGAAAATTGGAACTTTTAGAGGGGTTACTATCCCTGATTTTCTTCGTTTTCACGCTCTTTTGCTGTTTTCCAAAAATATTCGTCCTCTCGACCCATGCCAAGACGCTCAAAACCGTTCTCGACGGAGTAAAATTCTGTAGAAACCTTGAAATCTGGCATTTTTGGTTCAACAGGAGTCAAACTATTGTCAAAAATACGCAT